CCAAGATAGGCACAGATCATACTTCTCCACATCACCTCTATATTTACTTAATACAAACCAATAGAGCGCCCCGTACTCGGGGTCCTGCCCTTCGGTTAGAGGGATGATTTCCGACACTTCATTTTGGGCTAACTGGTGAAATAGCCACTTCTTGTCTAAATAGTCCGGACTTACAATTTTATTCTTAAACATGTAAGACGAACGAATCAGGTCTCCATGAGAAGGAGCACCAAATTCCAATCCGAGGCCCCCGTATTTACGGGGGAGAAACCAAGGAAGATTCATCAGAAGTTTGGCATAAGCACGGGTCTCTCCGCTATCGGATGCCTGTAGACTACGGATCTCACCCCAAAAAGAATTCAAGAAGGACCGCTTAGCGGTTTCCTTAAAGAATTCTAAGGCTCGATCTTGAAAAGTCTGTGGGGCATTGAGTAATTCAAAAAGAAATTGTTTCTTATTGCCCTCATAATCGTAAGAATCTAGACTCAAGGATTCTTTATCTAGATCAACAGACGATCGCTTATAGCCGTAGCACACACCAGCCAAAAGCAACGGAACTTTACGCCATAGGCGTGGAATGTCGTTCAGACGAAAGGGACTATTGGTCCCAAACTTGGGGTCAGGTACCCCCTCTTGGAAACTGTTACACCATTCGGTGCGCTGACGATTCAGCACGTCCCCATCTTTGATGGGTACGAAAGTCCGAGAGTTCATCTGAATCCGATGACAAGAAAAATCAACCTTCCCGGGAGAGGGTATCAGCCCAAACAGGCTGCCTAATCTCTTCCACTCAGCGAAGGCATCATCGCTACATTCAAAGACGCAATCATCACCATTGATGAGAAGCGACCTCCATGCTGGAGGGTTTAGTTCCATTGCCATAGTACAGAGGCATAATTCGCCAAACAGAGGACTGGAAAAGACGACACAGATCCCATCAGTTGCCCTCGCTTCTGAAAGAAACGAAGCTTGGGTTTCCAAGGGTAATCACAATGATTATACGGCTTGTTTTTGCAGAAATTTATCCGCCCATTCAAGCTCAACGAAGCAAAGTGCTCGTCATCGGGATGAACCCGAGTATACTCAAACCCAGTCAGTGACTTCTTAAACAATTCACGCCATGCAGGATCTTTTCTGCAAACATCGGCGAAAAAGGAGTCACACAGTTCCTCCGCCACGCACTCCGACACCCAAGAGTAGAGATTGTCAGTTGCACCCGTATAATCACCCGAACAAAATTTTCGTGTAAGATTCCGGAAATTTTTATCAATAATCTCCTCCTCCTGAGGAGTTCCGGTAAGTTCAAACACAGGGTGTTTCGCCAAAAATTTGCGAAGCGGGTCGATGAAAGCATTCATGACAAACATAAGATAAGGTGGGCATTTAGTAATCATCCGTACTTTCAGGGCCTCAGATAGGGCCACCGGAGTTACTAACGGTGATTCCACGAGAGCACGTTTAACTGCATACTGCAGTGTCTCAACGTAGTCACTGATTATTGGATTTTTATCATAATTCAGTGACGGTCGGACGCAATCCTCGCCCTTCGAGTCTCGAAAGAGTTCCGGCAGAGCCTGGCCGTTTCCAGCCAAGTTGCTAGATCTCTGGAGATCTACTCGAGGAGCGATATCCGTCCAAGACAATCGCCGTTTACCTTGATAAAAAGGACTATTTACTATTGTCGCCACGCTTCCACCTTCAACACGATTTCGGACGTAATTCGCCGAGGTTGAAGGGACGCGAGGGACACAGTAGACATCGTATGGGGTCGTACGAAATTTTCCGACCACCTGCCTAACCTTGGCACGTATACGAGTCTCCAGCCAAATTTGATCAAAACTTTTTGGCTCCGGAATAACCGGGCCTTGCTGGAACAAGTCCTCTACCCACTTCTCTTTTGCCTCAATCAAACATTCCTTATCAGGACGAGGCAAGCCCCCCTTGATGCTAATAAGCATCGTGTTCATTAAACAGTCAAAAAGGGAAGGGTCTTTTCTACTCAAACAAACAACAAACCTCGAGCCCCGACCACAAAGAAGGTCTCCAGGGCGAGGTAATTCCTCACGAAAACTCAAATCATGCTCATAGGCTAAGCCTGAATGATATCTCCAAAACGATATAAGTAAGAATTTCATCGTCTTGACCCAAGC